CTAAAACTTATATTTGTGATGCTGTTCGTGAGGAGTATCCATTAGAATATGGACCGCCCTCAATGACTTGGCATCCTTGGAGTTTAGCTATCCGAGATATGGTAAAACCTGTTTTCACTTTTGATAATAATATTGTGAGAGCATGTAGTCTCTCATTTTTGATTGATATTCGTGCAGGCATGAAGGATGATTTTAGTGAGATCCAAGTTTATGATTTGGAAACTGCACTCAATGGTGCTGATGGAGTCACGTATGTGGATAAAATCAACACCAATACAAGTGCAGGTCTCCCCTTTCGATGTTCAAAAAAGAAATTCATTGAATTTGATGAGTTTGGCAAGATTGATAAGGTTGATAAGATCATTTTAGATCGTGTTGATGATATCTTAGCCACTTACCAAAAGAGAGAAAGGTATCACCCTACTTTCTGTAACCATCTGAAAGATGATCCTACACCTGTTAAAAAGATAGCAGCTCACAAGACTAGAGTATTTTCTGGTGGTGATTTTGCTTGGTCAATTGTAGTGAGACGATTCTTTTTATCTCATGTCAGAATGATTCAGAACAACCCTTTTGTATTTGAAGCTATGCCTGGTATTGTTGCACAAAGTGAACAATGGCATGAACTATATGATTATCTGACACAATTTGGTGACTCACGCATCATAGCTGGTGATTATGGTAAATTTGATAGGAAAATGGCAGCACCATTCATTTTGGCAGCCTTTGACATTTTAATCAATATTGCCGCAACCGCTGGTTGGTGTGCTGATGATTTAGCCGTTCTACAATGTGTTGCATATGATACAGCATATCCTACTATGGATTTTAATGGTGATTTGATTGAAGTTCAAGGTAACCCCTCTGGGCATCCCTTGACCGTCATCATTAATTGTTTGGTCAATAGTTTATATATGCGCTATGCATATGTAAAAGTCACTGGTAAGAATGCTCGTCACTTCAAAGAAGATGTCAAGTTAGCTACTTATGGAGATGATAATGTAATGTGTGTGCGCTCAGGCGTGGACACATTTAATCATACATCCATTAGTTCTGCACTGGCAGATATTGGCGTTGAGTATACCATGGCAGATAAAGAATCACATAGTAGACCATATATCACTATTCAAGAAGTTTCATTCTTAAAGCGCATCTTTCGTTGGGATGACGAAATTAAGAGTTATATGGCAGTATTAGAAGAAGCATCTATAAATAAGATGTTGACTTCATATGTTGCCTCTGGTATCTTATGTCCTGAAGCCCATTCAATTTGTGCTATAGAAACAGCACTCCGAGAGTACTTCTTTTATGGTCGTGAAGTTTTCAACAATAGATCCATCTATTTGCGAAATGTAGTTACTAAGACCAATCTTCAAGATTGGATTAGACCATCTACATTCCCAAATTATGATGCCATGGCTATTGATTTTTGGAAACGACATGTTACCCCTCAGAACCGGGCAGTGGCTGAGGAGCGTATTAACTATTTTACTGCCCAACTTGGTTTGAGTGAACCTAAAACACCCATGTGTGACGGCCTTACAAGCCCAACGCATTAATCATTGTTCAAAATATGAATATTGAGGAGCACACCTGTAGATGTGTGCAATGTTGTGTGGATGTACAAGAACATCCACCGAGAGTGAATATGGATTATTCACATTTTAAATTACAATCTCTTACCATTAATAAAGGTTTGCGTAAAATTAATGATTATTGGCGTTTTGCGAATGATAAAACTAAGGTTTATATCACTCGTAGTGATGACATGCGTTCTGATTTTATTGCAGCTCAATTGAAGGCTCAAGAGAAACAAGACGCGGATGCTAAATGGCGAAAGAAGCAATTAGCCATTCGTGCAAAGAAAACACAAGCCTCTAGAGATTGGCATAAGCGTGGACTGGTACAAAAAGATACAACACCAAGTATGGTGACAGTAGATAATCCAGATCTCATCGCATGTGTGCAGCGATCAACGGTTCGTGTCAAGGTAACTAAACCTAGACGTCGTAAAAGGTTTGCTGTACAATCAGCAGAAGTTGAATCTATTGTATCGTTTATGAATGCAGAAGAAGCTCCTGTTGTAGGCTATGCTGCAGGTAATAATGTGTTTTCAGAGGTTGATAAGACCACAGAGACAGATATTCAAGAGTTCTTTGCGCGACCAGTGCGCATCACAACTATAACTTGGAATGAATCTGATACTGTAGGTACCAACTTATCGACTTTTAACCCTTGGTCTTTATGGGCTAACAACACGTACGTCAAGAAGAAATTAGATAATTATTCTTGGTTTCGTGGTGATTTAAACATAAAGATTCAACTCACTGCATCCCCATTCTATTATGGTATGGTCAAAATGGTCTACAGGCCATTGCAACAATTTAAAGCAAGCACGATTCGCTTAGGATCAGGTAACCAGCATCTGGTCCTCTTTTCACAACAACCACATATTGATTTGTTAGTTGGAGAACATGATTCGTGGAACTTTAAAGCACCATTCATATTAAACAAGAATTGGGTTAATATCCAAAGTGCAGCAGATATTGTCAATCTTGGTGAATTTCGGTCATATGTGTATTCACAATTGCAAAGTGCAAATGGTGTTACAGGTACCGGTATTACATTGACTATATATGCGTGGGTAG